GGCACCGAAACGCGCTGGATCGACGCCCAGTACGATGGGGGCTGAGGTGTCCTTGTAGCGGGGGCGGTCCATGGCGTCATCGACGAGATGAACGGGGATGAACTGGTCATCTCCAGCACTGGGAAACTCACCGTAGACTTCGACGTGAGCCTGAACGCTGTCAGGCCCGTATTCGTGGATGATTTGCTCATAGACTGCCTTGTCCGTACCTTCGACCGACCGGGCATCGACGGTCTTGTTGCGCCAGAAGTCCCGCTTGGCGTGGAACGCCTCGTAGAAATAGCCCTGATTGCGGCGGGGGTTGGAGAACGCCATCCAGAAGCGGTGCGGCGTGTTCTCGGTGAAGAAGCCAGCGGCGACCTGCCAGATGCTGTCGGAGATACCGCTAGCTTCGTCGAAGATCAGCATGACGCCGTCGAAGTTGTGAACGCCCGCGTAGGCGTCCGGGTTCTCCTCAGACCACAGCCGCCCCTCGACGCCCCAGTAGCGCGTACCCTTCTTGAGGTCGCGCTCGACCAGTTCCGCAATCCACTTGGCGGGCATGACGCGGGTGGCCGAAACCTCAAACCAGTGGCTGTTGAGTGAGAGGGCCAGCCACTTGGTGATCTCGGCCCAGGTGATGGACCGAAGCTGCGTCTCGCTGTTGGCCGACACGATGGTCGTGCTGCCGATCCGCGTCGTCAGCATCCACAGCACCAGCCAACTGACCAGTGCCGACTTGCCGATACCGCGGCCCGAACTGACCGCCATCCTGAACACGTCGAAGTCGATCTTGCCGTTGTTCTGCTTGATGTGGTCGCGCAGGTCCGTCAGCACGTCGCGCTGCCACTTGCGCGGCCCAGAGAAGTGCTCCAACGGCGTGCCGGGCTGCCCCCAAGGGAACAAGTAGAGAACAAACTTGAGCGGGTCATCCTTGAGGCTGGGCGACCACAGGGTCGCCATGAGCGTCTGCTCGTCCTCAGCGGAGTACTGGGGTTGCTGCACGCGGCTGCTCCTCTGCCAGTTCGGTCGCCACCAGGTCGATCACGCGCTGCTGCGCCTGCTCCAACGCGGCCGTGATGCTGATCTTCTGATCGACCGTCACCTCGATGGCCTGCTTGGCCGCCCAGCCGTGGGCGTAGCGCAGGACCTCAAGCGCGGCCTTGGCGTCCCCCTGCGCCGCCGCGTCGTTCAGCACGGTCGCCATGGCAAGCTCGCCGTCCGCGCGTCCCTTCTGTTCGGCATACTCCGCGACCGGGTCCATCTGGCAGAGCCTGCGGTACTCGGTCGGCGTCATCCCGGCAGCAAGGGCCAGCGTGTCGCCTTTGAGGCCCATCCGCGCCGCGTTGTAGATGGCCTCCAGCCGCGCCTCTGTGGCGGTCAGCGGACGCGGTTCGTAGGGGAGAGACTGGAATGTCATGCGACCATCGTACAATGTTTGTCAGCGCAATTCAATGGGCGGATACAGCTCGAACAGCGCGTCTCGCACCTCGATGGCGCGATCAAGTGTGTACGCACGGCGGCGGATACGTTTGCCGTTAAACAGCATTTCGACGCGGTAGCCGCGCCCGTCCCTATAAATGTTACGCATAGACGGGTTTTTACGCACAGCGTTTTGGTAGTATGCGGTGTTTTGTGCTGCTGTTGCTAGGCGCAAATTGTCTATGCGGTTGTCGGTTTTGATGCCGTTAATATGGTCGATTGTCATGCCTTCAGGCGGGTGTTCGCCGTGCACCCATAGCCACACCAATCGATGCAATCGGTATTCGCGTCCGTTGACGGTTGCACGCAAATAGCCACGTTGAGTTAGCGTACCTAGCTGGCGCCCAGACAAATCGCGGCAAATACCTGTTGCAGGGTCTATGGCCAGACGCTTTTTAAGTTCAGTTTGAGTGATCAGTGTCATACCTAACATATAGGGGAGTAGGGGTGAACCGTCAAGTGTTTTGAAATTTCTAAAAAGTTTTTGCGACCCTTGGCCACAGCAACAGCGAAAGTTGCGGGTCCCCTGCCCCCTCCCTTCGCGCCCGCAACATTTTTTGCAATGCAGCAACGCAACAGCGAGAAACTGTAACCGTTCCTGTTACCGGAACATATTCCTAGCAGGCAGGCATGGCGGGAAAGGTGCTCGTGGCCATATGGTTAGAGCGTGATGGATCGAGGATGGCCTCCGTATAGCTCGGCACGCTGGCCGATACGATACTCGAGCGTGCCGTCGATCCAGAGATAAAGAACGCTCTTCGGGGAACGCTGGCGCAATTCGACGGAGCAAGGCAGATGACGCTCGGCAAGCAACGTGATGGCCGTGAACTGGCGTCGCGTGATTCGCTTTTGCGTGATGGCATCGACGGCCCAAGCGCGGATGGCCGTTGAACTGTCAACCTGGGCGATGGGCAATATGGGCAGTTTCTGCATGATGAACCTCCAAAACGTAACGAATAACGCTTAACGCAAAACGCTACATAGTGCAAGGGCCATCGACGCGGGGGGCGGGGCGATGGGTCAAATGGGCAATATGGGCAATCGTCCTCAGAAGAGGCTTTCCTCTACAATCGTTAGATTTCCCCTACCGTATACATTAGCATTTACTAATATACAATTAATTCTCTCTTCATAAGAACTAATAACCCATATTACCCATAAGCCGATAGAATATAGCTTTTGCCGCTCTCCGCCAATGCCCATGTCGTCACCCCAACGCCACCCCACAACCACCCCAAAACAGTCTTTTTGCCTGAAACACAAATTTCTTGTTGACATAGCAAGCACCCCATGAGATTATGCACATATCAACAAGGGAGAACGACATGGACCTGATAGCCAAGCAAATTGCCAAGCGCCGCACCGCCGGACTCTTCGTCAGCTATGACCGCACGACACCGGAGGAGACTTCCGCATATGGCCGCGCCACCATCGCGTTCGCCAACGTCAAGGAGCGCGACGAAGAACTAGACCGCCTCAACTGGCTAGGCCGCAACCCGCGCATTGAGCACTAACAGGAAAGGAAACGACATGAACGGCAATCAACGCTACGGCGCCAATCTCTTCTACTGGTACGCATACGGCTATAAAAACCGCGAAGCTGCGCTCGACGCGCTGGACCGCATGTTTGCTGACGACGAAGTGTCACCTGGTGAACTGCCGCGCATTGAACCCTACAAGAACCGCGACGGCGTCACGCGCTACGGCGTCATGTTGGCAGACCGTGCAGCTTGACAACTAACTCTTGACAGGTGGCACATGCCGCCTGTACACTCTCCACAATTCAACACACTAAACGAAAGGGAACGACAATGACCGACTTTATCCCCTGCACCATCAATTGCGTTGCAGATAGCAACCGTTGCGCCATCTTCACAAAGTACCTTGGCCCCACAAATACGCGCGGCGGCCGCATCAAGGCTTGGGCAAAGTCCGGCGGCAAGCTGTCCGTCACAATACCTTACCCGCACGAATTAAACCTGTCCGACGCACACGCTAGCGCGGCAATCGCCTTGTGCGACAAACTGGATTGGCCTTTCTCCAAACTACATCAGGCGCACGTCGAGAATGGTTGCGTTTTCGTGATGGAGGGTTGACATATGCCGCGCCACTATCTCGCCCTTGCCCTTGACGCTATCGGCGCGCTTGCGCTGCTGGCCGTGGCCTATGCCTTCCTCTACGTCTTTTTCATCATAACCCCGTGACCGTAGGAGCTAGTCCAATGGATTACCTGTATATACCGTACACTGTCCAAACCTGGAAAGACGGCGTTTGCTTGTTTGAGGCCGATTGTGAGTTGAAGATTGACTATGACCTGCCAGACGGCCGGAAAGGCCCGGTTGACTGGGATGTGACCGAGTTTCATTTCGACGGCCCTAAGCCTGGCGAGAACAAGGCGCGCATATATACCAAGATCAATCGCCACGAGCCGTTGTTTCACGTCCTGTACAAAGACCTTGACCGCGAGTGGATCGACGCGCGCGTCTGTGAAGCGCTGGCCGATGATGAGCGCATTGACTGGTATGCACTGGCCGCCAATGACTAGGCCGCCCGTCTATCGCAACGGGGCCATGCTGCCTGATCCCGAGCGCATGGCCACCGCCCACCACATCCGCCGCGACCCGGACACGGGTGAAATCTCATGGCCACCGACGCGTATGGATGACGTCCTGCGCCAGCTTGGCCTTATCAATCGAAAGGACGCTGACAATGCTTGACTATACGCACCTAATGCAAATGCCAACGCGCGCGCTGATCGAACATGCCCGCATGTGCTCCGGCCTGACCACAAGCGCGGCGCAAACCATGCGCGCCCTGGCCGATACGCTCGAGGATATGCAGGGCATTTGTGAACTGTACGAAAAGACGCGCGATGAATTGGCACACGCCGAAACGCGCATCCAGTACCTGGACAGCGAAATATTCGACCTGAGACGGCAGTTAGAAAGGTCATTCACATGACCGCGCCCCATGACCTTAGCGACGTATCGGACGCCGAACTGCTGCGCATCGTCGTGCTGGGCGATGCCGCCTATAAGGAAGCGGAGCGCCGCGGGCTTATCAAAGAAAAGGCCCCCAAGCGGGGGCCAGTGAGATGGGGAGGAAACCAGATTGACTTATGACGAAAAACCACTCGACGCAACGGAAATCGAACGCCGCTTGCGCCGGTATCTTGATGAACTCGTGGCCCTTGCAGGCGGCCCGCTGAACGTGTTTCGCGTCGCCAATCTGTTGACCATAGAACTGCGGGCTAAAATACACATGAATGACCCCCGCGCTCTGGCCGAGTACCCGGAAGCGGAGGCAATCCTTGAAGCCGTCGCCAACGCGCACGGCCTCACGGTCCCGGTGCTACGCGGCAAGGACCGCTCCAAGCCTATTGCGCTGGCGCGGCATCATGCGACATGGGAGCTTCGCCGCCGCAGGC